GGGGCATAGGACATTTACCTGCATGGAACTACCCATTTATAGGATGACCGTGGACGAGGTGGATGAAGGGGTCCAATTCGTGGCCCTGACCGATATGCCCGCCATCGAACGGCCATTCCAAGCCTTCAGCAAGGCCAAGCAGAAGTTCACCGAAACAGGCGAACGGAGAGTGCTGACTGGCCCTCTCATGCTTGCAGACACTCCCATCTTTAGGAAGGACGAAACCTACGGGGAATACTACGTCGTCTTTGACAAAGCCACCATCCGCAAGATAGTCCAAAAGTATTTCAAGCAAGGCAACCAGCACAACGTCAATGCTTACCACAACGCAGAACTGGATGGCGTGTTCATGTTCGAGTCCTACATCACCGACTCCGAGCGTGGCATCATGCCTCCGAAGGGCTACGAGGATACCCCCGACGGCTCTTGGTTCGGGTCCTTCAAAGTAGAGAACGACGAAGTGTGGGACAACCGCAACCTGTTCCGGGGTTTCTCCGTTGAGGGCCTGTTCGGGATGGACAAGACCGAATCCGAACTGGAGGTCGCACTCGCTGGCCTTGCCGATGAACTTACCACTTTTTTGCAACAATTAACCCCCACCTACAAATCCCACTAACTATGAACCTGAAAAACGCAATCGAATCCCTGCGAAGTGAACTTCGTAAATTCAGCACACAAAAGCAGTCCTTCGCTGACTACAAGTTGACCGATGGCACGGTTGTCCGTGTGGATGGCGACCTCGTTGCCGGGACTGCCGTTTACGTTGTAGCCGAAGAAGGCACACTTCCTGCGCCCGATGGCGAACACGTCGTTGAAGGCGTTGGCACAATCAAGACCGAAGGAGGCAAAATCGTTGAGGTCATCGCTGCCGAAGTCGCAACCCCCGAAATCGAAGCCTTGCCTGTTGCTGCTGAAATCACCCCCGAAGTAGCCGTTGAGGTTACCGAAGAAATCAAAGAAGCCTATCCTGCCATGACCCCCGAAGTTGTGGAGGCCATCGTTGCCAAGCACCTCGGAGCCATCATGGAAGAACTCAAAGCAGCCTATGCCGAGATGGGCAAGATGAAGGAGAAAATGTCCGCATTTGCATCGCAGGTTGAAACCATGGCCGACATCGTCGAGAAGGTTTCCGAACTCCCAGCCGAAGCCCCAAAAGCAAGCGGTTCCGCAATCGTTGAGCAACGCAAGGCTCAAGCCTCGCAGAACTTCAATGCTCTCGCACAAGCACTCCAATCACTCAAAAAAAAACTAAACCCTTAAACCCCCATTAACAATGGCATATTCGTTCACAGGATTAACCTCCTACACCGACCAAGAGAGGCTTCCTCTCATCACCAAGGCCGTGTTCTCGGCCCGTTCAGCAGCCCTGTTCACCAAGCAGGTGGGCATCAAGTTCGCTGCTGCCCTCAACCTCATGGACACCGATGCTTTGATTCAAAGCGGTGATGCTTGCGGTTACACTACTTCAGGAACGACTGCCTTCACCCAGCGGAATATCACCGTTGGCCGTATGAAGGTCCAAGAAACCTTGTGTCCTCGCTCTTTGGAACAATACTGGATGCAGACCCAGTTGACCGCTGGCTCTAACTACGAGAGCGTTCCTTTCGAGCAGGCTTTCTCCGAGCAGAAGGCTCTCCGTATCGCAGAAGCGTTGGAGAACGCAATTTGGAAGGGCAACACCTACTTTTCAGGTGTCAACCAGTTGTTAAACGCTGCTTCGGGTTCAACCATTAGCGGTAACACAGGAGCGGTTTCTGCCTCCGTTGGTATCACCACAGGCAACGCAATCGCCATCTTCGACGGCATCTACAACCAAATTCCGCAGGCCATCTTGACCAAGACTGACCTCGTAATCTTCTGCGGTTGGGACAACTTCCGCACGTTGCTTGGTGCGTTCAAATCAACCGCTAACGTCATGTACAACCAAGTTGACTTGGCTGGCCTTGCGGATGGTGACATCATGTATCCCGGCACAAACGTCCGTGTCATTGCAGTCCCCGGCTTGACTGGCACGAACCGCATCGTTTCTTCTTACCTCGGCAACTTCTTCTACGGAACCGACTTGTTGAGTGATGAGGAGCAGTTCTCAATCTGGTTCAGCAAAGACAACGATGAAGTCCGCTTCCAAGCAGCCTTCAAAGCAGGTGTCCAAATCGCTTACCCCGACCTCATCGTAGACTTCCGCTTGACCTAATGTGTAGGGGGGAGGGAAACCTCCCCCTGCTTTTTTGTTCTCTTGAAACTTAAAACCCAAATACACATATGTCCTGCTCCTTAACAACTGGCTACGCCCTTGGATGCCGAGATTCAGTCGGTGGCATCAAAACAATTTACGTCCAATCCTTCATCCCAACGGGGTCCTGCAATGCCAACCTATCAGGTGCGGTAACAGGCTTCACGGGGTACGCTTCGGGTGGGTTCTTCGAGTATGACTTGACCAAGGCTACGTCCTCTTTGACTGAAACCTTGAACGCAAGCATCGAGAACGGCTCGGTTTATTACACCCCCGAAGTAACATTCACGATCAACAAACTGCAAGTCGCAGTACGCAACGAACTCCGCTTGCTGGTACGCAACCGTGTTATCGTAATCGTCCAAGACAACAACAACCGCTACTGGTTGTTAGGCTCTGCCAATGGCTTGGAGGCAACTGCTGGAACCGCTGGAACTGGTACTGCCTTCGGGGATAGAAGCGGCTACGAGTTGACGCTTACCGGGATGGAACCTGACCCGATGTTCCTGATTGCATCCACAGTCTTTTCACCATCGACTGCACAGATACTCGGTTCGTAGTATCTTTGACTTAGGTTTTCATCATCTGAGGTTTGAGAGGGGCAGTCAGCAATGGCTGCCCTTCTTATTTTTACCCCATGAAGATTTGTATCGTTTACAACGCCCATCCAACCGGGTGCAGTTACTATCGGTTAGAAATGCCGAACGCATACCTTGGCGACAACTACTCGGAGTTCGATTACGTCTGCGTCGAGAATATCACTACGATTAGCGACGAGGGCTTGAAGTCCATTGACCTGTTCCTGTTCAGCCGTTTGTGGTGTCAGGGAACCATGGAGCAAGTCGAAAATGTTTACAAAGCCCTGACCCAATTCGGGGCGAAAGTCATCCTTGACTTGGACGACTACTGGGTGCTTGAATCGGGCCACATCATGTATCGCCACTACCATCAAACCAAACTCGCAGAGGTCATCCGTAAGCACATCAAATTGGCTGACTGGGTTACCTGTACCACCGAGCATCTTGCCTCTCGCATACGGCCTCTAAACGCTAATGTGAGCATCTTACAGAACGAGCCATACGAAGCGTATCAGCAGTTCATTCCCAACCCCGAAGAAGAACCCGACAAGCACCTCGTCAAGTTCGGTTGGTTCGGAGGTGCGCAGCATGGCGAGGACATGGAACTGCTCCGTGAGGGGATGCAGAAACTACGCTGGGATGCAAACTTGGATGGCAAGTACCGCCTCTATCTCGGAGGATGGAACGACAACAACCCCGTGTACGAGGGCTACGAAAAGATAATCAGCGACCAAGGCAACAACCCCAACTACGGACGCATTCAGGCTGCTGACATTTACTCGTACGTCGGGGGCTACAACTTCGTGAACGCTACCCTTGCACCTTTGAGGGACACCAAGTTCAATAAACTGAAATCCGAGTTGAAGGTGGTGGAGGCAGGGTGGATGAACAAGGCCATCATCGCATCCGAAACCATCCCCTACACCGACGTAATCAAGCACGGAGAGAACGGGTTCTTGGTGCCTTACAACAAGCCAAAGGACTGGTACAAGTACATCAAGCAGTTGATCCTTGACCCCGACCTGCGTAAAGGCTTGGCTGACAACCTCACGGCCGACATCAAGAAGCGGTTCAACGTGGCCGAAACCGCCAAGAAGCGAGCCGAACTATACAGGCAGATTGGGCGCAAATTGTGAAATTCGGGGGCATCGCACATTTACAAGCAGATGCTTTATTTGAATCCCAACACAACCAACACCCTGACGGTTACTTGGACCGAGCGAGCCAGCACGGGGAGCAGGTATATCCTGCGCCTTACGAGCATTGCCAAGAACACAACGACGGACTACACCCTGCTGAAATCAGCCAACCTGTCATCCTATACCAACCGCTATGACCAATTTTCGCTTGCCGTGGGGTCGCTTGAAACGGGTTCCTATAAGTATGAGGTGTACGATACCAATAGCACGGTTGCCGCTGCTTTGGCGGTCGTTGAAACGGGCTTGGCATTTCTACAAACCGCAACGATAGGCTTCAACACCTACGCCAATACGATTACTTACAATGTTTACGAGGCATCCGACGAGGGTGTCTTTGACCTAACCTTTGACTCAACTTTCGCATAATGAGCGTACAAACACGAAGCCAACTCCAAGCGAGTGCCTTAACCATTACCAACGAAACCGCTGCCGGGGCGAACACCGCATCCCGTGTTGGTGGCTTGTTCGACGACCTTGCAGACACCGCAACGCTTGACAGGGAACGAGGCTTTGCGAACCTTTACCTCGATACCGACACGGCCTTCACTCCGACGCAGGGGCAAAGAGTCAAGTTGACAAGTACGATGAAATCAGGCGTTTTGTCAACCTACAATTTCTCACGAACCACCAACTCGCTGACCTATACAGGCACAACGAATGCGACCCTTCGCATCGCTGCATCTATGGTCTTGGCGCAGAATAACAACACGCAAATCAAGGTTTACATCGCTAAGAACGGCACACCGATAAACCAGTCAATGACCGACATCACGACGAGCCACACGAACGGCCATGCGATTTATACGGAGGCCTACGTTACGGGTGCGGTCAACGATGAGTTCACCATCTACGTCAACGCAGTCGATAGCGGTGCAAGTATCACGATTTCAGCCCTTTCATTCACCGTACACACCCTATGAGCAAGTCAACGCAGCACTTCACCCAATGGCTTGGGATAGAGCATAAGGTCCCCGTGATGTTGGAGAATCGCTCCGGCAAGTACATCACCTACGGCTTTGCCAACGAGTACCCATACTACCTGCTTGACAACTATCGCAGGTCGTCAAAGCACAACGCTATCGTCAACGGCAAGGTGAACTACATCATGGGCGGAGGCTGGCAGGCAGGCGACAACCTGACCGTCGAGCAAGAGGCCCGGTTCATCAAGTTCTTCGACGGAATGTCCAGTACCGAAGACCTGAACGACATCACGGAAAAATTGGTCCTTGACTTGGAGTTATTCAACGGATTCGCGGTTGCGGTTACTTGGTCCAAGTTGGGAACCATCGCCAAGATGGAGCACGTCCCGTTTGAGAAAATTAGAGTTGACAAGGAAGAAAAGATGTTCCAAGTCGCTGACTGGTACAACGATGACATGATGCAGTTGTTCCCGAAGGTGGGCGACATCGAGAAGATTCCTGCATTCGACCCGGAGAACCGCCTCGGTAAGCAGTTATTCTACTATCGTGTTTACGCAGCAGGCGTTAAGCACTACCCGCTCCCCGAATACATCGGTGGCAACGCTTGGATTGAGGCAGACGTGCAAGTGGCGAACTTCCACAACAACAACCTTCGCAACAACTTTTGGGGCGGTTACTTGATAAACTTTAACAACGGAATCCCGACCCCCGAAGAACAGGGCGACATCGAGAGGCAGATTAAACGCAAGTTTAGCGGTACGGATAACGCTGGTCGCTTCGTTGTAACCTTCAACGATGAAGCAGCGAATG